GTGTCGAACTAACAGACGGCTTACTAACAATCGCTTTGTCTAGGACTCCGAACTCAACTAGGAAGGTATTAGATATAAACTAACATCTTCTATTAGGAGATAAATATGAGATATGTTCTCAAATTAAGACAAAGCATAGTAAAACATAATAGGTTAGATTATTTTGGTAGAGCTGCAGAAATGTGTGCTTTAACAGGAATAATGTTAGCTTGTGTATTTGCAATGATGCCTATTATATAAGTATGCTATCAAGCTGAAGGAGTTATTATGGTTATAGTAAGTTCAGAAGCTTTGGATATAATTAAAATGCGAATCGCCTCACACAAAGTGTGGGGTGTTCGTATCTTAACTAAGCCCGCAGGCTGTAATGGCTGGAAGTGGGACTTAGATTATGAAGACAATCCTAGCTTTGGTGGAGACTCAATATACTATGATTGTATAGCAGTTGACCCCCAGACCTTATCAATGGTCGAAAAAATAGAAATAGGTATGGAAGTACAAGGACTACAAGAACAATTTGTATTCAATACTCCCTTATCAAAAGCTCAATGCGGGTGTGGAGAAAGTTTTACACTATGAGATGCATTTTTAACAAGAGGAAATATATGAAGATATCAATAGAGGGTTTAGCCCTTATCAAAAAGTTTGAAGGACTTGAACTAGAAGCATACAGATGTGCTGCTGGTGTTCTAACAATTGGCTACGGTCATACAAAAGGAGTCACAGAAGGACAAAAAATAACAAAGGCAGAAGCAGATGAACTACTTGTACACGAGTTAGTCGAGTACGAAAAAGCTGTGAATGATGCCGTCACAATTTCAATAGACCAGTGCATGTTCGATGCATTAGTCTCATGGACATACAATCTCGGTCCAAGCAATCTAAACGCAAGTACAATGCTGAAAGTCCTCAACGGAGGGGATTATGATGGAGTACCTGCACAAATTAAGAGATGGAACAAAGCAGGTGGTAAAGTACTTGACGGACTTATCCGAAGAAGAAATGCAGAAGCACTTCTCTTTGAAGGAAAAGACTGGAGTGAAGTTTAAATTTACAGAAGAACTACTATTGCAAGCTGCAGCACATGCTCAAGAAAGAGGAATGACTCTTGACGAGTATGTACAGGAAGCAGCAGAGTTAGCACAAAAACATGAATATGAACAAAATAAAAAACAATCTGAAGAAGATTTGGACTAAAGTACAACAGCTTTGGTTCTGGTTTAAAAGCCTCTTCATTACTTATTATAGTCTCAAAGTGAGCTATAATGCTACATGGGGAGATTCAGACGATCAAGAGTTCATAGTCAAGAAGTTCATTAAAAAGCAACCAAAGTTTATATCTTTCATCACAGAAGAAGGTGAGTTAGTAGAAATTAGTGGTGCAGATGGACTCAATTATAGGATTCAACAATTATGAACCAACTTTACATAGGCGTTATATTAGTACTAGGAGTCGGTAGTTATACACTTTACCAACAAAACCAAGTGCTACAGGCAAATAATGCCGCTCTAGAAGGAGCAGTCGCTACACAAGAAGCAGCGATAAAGAATATGCAGAACGATTTTGCTCTGCAAACAAAACAGCTTGGAGAACTTCAACAGAAGTCTCAAGCAACACAATTAGAGATGAACAGATACTTGGACATCTTTAAAAGACACAACTTAACAAAACTGGCAGCAGCGAAGCCTGGATTGTTAGAACCAAAGATAAATAAAGGAACGAAAAATGTATTTGACTCAATCGAAGAAATTAGCCGCACCATTGATAGCCTTGATGATGGCGTCGAGTTGCAGTCTACTTCCGACTAAACAGATAGAAGTAACAGCAAAACCAATGGACAGACTGATTACTCAGCCTGTATTACCACGTGAGATAGATCTCAAAGATCCTATGTGGTATGTAGTAAGTGATAAAAATATAGAAGAGTTTCACGAAAGATTAACAAAAGAGCATGGACAAGTAGTATTTGTAGCTATGTCTATACCAGACTACGAACTAATGTCGTACAACATGCAAGAATTAAAAAGATATATTACTGAACTCAAGGAAGTAGTAGTATATTATGAAAAAGTAACAGACCCGGAAGCATTGAACAATGTGGAATAGTATTAAACAATTTTTTATAGACTGGAGCTACTTTAGAGTAATGAATAAAGGAGCAAAGTTTTTTGACAAGAATCCAGTAGTACAAGGACGATTTGAAGAAGTCGAAGACTGGTTAGAACATATGGAAGATAGATTAGCAGCAGTGGAAGAGAATAGTCACCCATGTAAAGAACTACATGAGTTTGATGCTTACCCTGAACTTATCCATAGACTTTCAGCAGTAGAGCAACATATAGATAAGTGAAAGACTTAGTATGGATGTTAAAACCAATAAGTAGAAAAGCAGTATTAATACGAGAAAAAGCAATTCTCATAGATGCGTATAGAGCAGGGGTAAAAAATGTTTACAGAATTAAGAGAACTATTAAAACGTGATGTAGTAGACATTACATTCGTTTCAGAAAACTCACACAAGGAGTACACAATTCCTTGCACGTTGATGGAGTCACTCACTAGTAGTAGAGTCAATCAACAAATCAATGACACCATAGTGTGTTATAGAATAGATGAGAATAGATGGGAGGACATTAGATTAAATTCTATAGTTTCTTATCAAGGAAGTCCCTAATTTTAGGGCAAGGCTCTTTATAGAGCGGAGAATATTATGTTAATGGATTTAGTAGGTATGGTTACTTTAATAGTAACAATTGCTAGTTTAATCGCGGCGTCAACACCGACACCTAAGGATGATGTATGGATGGGCAAATTCTACAAATTTGTAGATATGTTAGCATTGAACATCGGAAAAGCGAAGGATAAAGGCAATGTCTGATGAAAGATTCAGTGGCGATATGTCACGTAACGAAGTAGAATTAGACCTTAATAAGTTTATGGCTATGGTCAGTGAGATCGGCGAACTTAAAGCTAAAATTATGGAGTTAGAAAACGATAAGGAGCCAGAAAACCCTTGGCAGAGATGGATATGGCTATCAGGAATGATAGACGCTTGGAGAATTTTCCCAAGAATGTTCCTCACTGTGTACATTGTATTACTTTATAAGTGTACAATATGGTTTATGGAACTTCCAGCACCAACATTCGAGCAGTCTGGTTTAATCAGTATTGTAGTCGGAGCGGGTGCGGCATGGTTCGGCTTGTATGCTGGAACGGCAAAAGACAAGATAAACTCTAAGTAACAAAAAAATAGTTCTTGACATTTGCTCGTATATTTAGTATAATATACTTATGAAAAAATTCAAAGAACTTAAAAAAATAGTAAAGTACTGTACTCATTGTGGTGGTCGCAAGAACACTCGTGAGTGCAGTGGTTACAAGTGTTGGATTAAATGAATTTATTTTATTTAGATGAAGACATGGATAAGTCTGCCGAGTATCATGTTGACAAGCATATTGTCAAGATGCCGCTCGAGGCAGCACAAATATTATGCACTACTATATGGATAGACGATTTATTGGGGTTCGTTCCTCGAGCTCTTAACGCAGAGGAAAGAGAAGTGATGAACAAGGCAAAAGCCGAGATTAAGCATTTACCTCTTGAGGAACGACCCTACCCCTACCTACCAATGATGTACAATCATCCTTGCACTATCTGGGCAAGAGAGTCTTTGGAAAACCATGAGTGGGTTCATTGTTATGCTAACGCATTGAATGATGAGTACCACTACCGATATGGAAAACTACACAAATCAATCGAGCAAGTAGTAAATAAACTACCTGACCCGAAGAATCTACCTAAAGCAGGTTTTACAACCTTTGGCTTAGCTATGCCTGATGATTTGAAAGACTATGATAACCCTATACAAAGTTATCGTGATTATTACCACCTAGACAAAGCAACGTTTGCAAGTTGGAAGTACCGTGATAAACCTCACTGGTGGAATGAAGACTATGCAGACTATGAGAAAAGGATTACAAGATGATTATAATTTATGGAAAAGAAAGTTGCCCTTACTGTGATATGGCTAAAGATTTAGCTACACGAAAAGGACACGCAGTAGAATACAAGCAATTAGGAGTAGACTATGAGTTCAGTGAACTTAAAGAAAAGTTCCCGAAAGCAAGAACTTTTCCGCAGATTATAATGGACGGAATCAGTATAGGTGGGTATACAGACTTGGAGAATTTAATTGACTAAGTATAAATTCAACGAGGATGAGGTACTACAAATACTTCGCAACCATATATTAGGAACTTATGACGCTCACTACAGTATGAATAAAATTCAGTCAACTGAGTTTATATTTGATGCTGGACATGGCGAAGGGTTCTGTATTGGTAATATAATAAAATATGCACAGAGATACGGCAAGAAAGAAGGTCGCAACAAAGAAGATTTGTTGAAGATACTTCACTATGCCGTAATCTTGCTAGGACATGAGATGCCATCCACTAATTACACGGAGACACACAATAATGGCAATAAAGACTAGAAAGCATGAAAATTTAACAGAAACAAACATACAACATGTAATAGATTTACTTAACGCTGAGAAGCCAGTAACAAAGAAAGAAGCATGTAGTATACTAAATATAAGTTATAATACTACGAGGCTCAATAAAATAATTGAAGACCACTTAGAAACAGTAGCTTATAGAGAGCGTAGAAAAGCTCAAAACAAAGGTAAAGGCGCTACAGAAGCAGAAATTAAACAAGTAGTAAACTTCTACTTAGATGGTAGTAATATTTCTGATATTGCAAAAGCATTGTATAGATCCCCTGCCTTTATCAAAGCAGTAGTAGAAAGAGTAGGTATTCCACAGAAATTACCTCAGACAGACTACGAAGGACGAAGAAACGCTATGCTACCCGAACAATGTGTAGCAGATAGTTTTGAAGTTGGAGAAAAAGTATGGGCAGTTAAACAAAACTACCCTGCTTTAGTGGAAAAGTACTTAGGAAGTAGGAATGGGATAGACTCATATTTAGTGTACACAATCGAGTGTTCGCAAGAAGATTTAAAAGATACTTACTTTCCGCACCTGTCTTTTGCAGGCAAGCAATATTGCTTGGCTTCATATGAGATAGGAAGTCTAAGGCACTTACAGAAGTATCTGTAAGCATTAGGAGAAACAACATGGATATATGGCAGATCATTGCTGCATTGTACTTATCGGGTACACTTGCAACAATGTACTCTATATGGTGGCCATCTTATAAGTTAATAAGAGCAGTAGCACCATATAGTATAGTAGTGCAAAGGCCATTACTATCAACTATAATAGTGTTTTTTGTATTTCTTCTTTTCTTCCCTGTACTTATAGTAACATTTATAATACCTTCTAAGCTAGAAAGGTTTATACGAGGGTTTGTTAATGGTGTCATTAACATAAAATGAGGAAGTAAAATGTACGAAGAATTAGTAAAACACTTAGAAGGGCAAATAGCATATCATAGAGCTAACTGTAGAGTTTATATGAGAAATCCAGTAGGTATTGGGGAACACCCAGATGTCATGGAATCAATAAAGTCAGAACTATCTAAACTTGCAGAAGCAGAAGATATGTTAAACGCCTTACAGAAACATTTAAAATAATACCAATTATTATAGATAACAAAAAATAGTTCTTGACAATTGGTTATAATTTTATTATAATATATTTATAAACAAAAAACGAGCAAATATGAGCGACAGGTATTACCAGCAGATGCGAGAAGCCACAGGCTGGGCATTTGGTATGCCAGAGTTCATGCGCAACAACAAAAAATATAGGAGACGAAAAATGGCTTGGACAGACGAATCTAAAGAGCAAGCAGTTGAATTGTATCAGGATGCAGAACCTACACCTGAGACTTCAATGGAGATAGTAAAAGACATCGCTGAGGAGCTTGGAGAAAGCCCAAACGGTGTTAGAATGATATTAACAAAAGCAGGAGTATATGTAAGAAAAACTCCAGCAGCTAAGTCAAGTGGTGGCGGTAGCACAGGCGGAGGTAGAGTTTCAGTTGCAGATGCACAAGACAAACTTACTTCAGTTCTTGGTGATGCAGGTCAGGAAGTAGACGCAGCAATAGTATCAAAACTAACAGGTAAAGCAGCAGTTTACTTTACAACAGTTATAGAATCATTAAATAAGTAGTGTAATTTAGTGTGTTGAGGCAGTCTTCGTGGTTGCCTCAATTTTTTGCATCTTAAATAAGTGACCAAAAATTTAACAATTCAAAAGAGTTTTTGTTAGTTTAAATTGGAGGAAACATGAAAAAACCAGAGTTCGAAAGACGAATCGACGAAGCAGGAGATGCAGTAGTCACATATAGAAGTCAAAACTCACGCAAGTTAAAATACAATGTGTGTACAAGAGACTTTACCACAACCTACATAAAGGGTAAAAAGAATAGAGCTAAAGAGGGACAACATACGTCCTTGTTATTTTGTTGGGACACGGACTCATATAGAATCCTTGTGCCTGAAAATGTAACGAGTATTATACCTCTCAACCGAGTCATTCGCAATGATTGATTTAGAAGCCCCATCTGTTTATGAAAAAATAATTCAAGAGTCACAACACGACCAGCTTCGGCTTGTAGTCAGTACTTTTAGAGGAGTAGAATACTTATCATTAAGAAAGTATTACCTTGATTTTGACGAGGAATGGAAACCATCTAATCAAGGAATTACTATACCAATAGATATGGAAAACACTAGAAATTTGTTTCAAGGCTTAGTCGAGATTCTCTCATTAGCAGAATCCAAAGCAATTATAGAAGAAAATTTCAGAGACTTGCTGGACGAAATCTACCTCTAACAAAAATAGTTCTTGACATTTGCTTAAAAATTTAGTATAATATATTTATGATTATAAAAGGACAAATGACATATGACCAACACGGTCGCAAACGTAAGAGCAAATTCACTAAGGCTGTAAAAACCAAACAGCCTGAGTGGAAAACCTTTGCTCCAGACACCACATTCCGTAGAACTACGGAACAATACCCTTCGGCTCCTATGAGTCAGTACACAACTCCACAAGATAATACTTACAAACAGAAAGAGAGTAAGAATTATACTGTTTCGATTGCGTACAATAAAGGGGCATATCAAGTAATACCAAAAGAAGAAGTAAAACACATAGGTAAATAATGAGTAAATTAGAGGAATTCTTAAAGCAAGCAAAGGCAGACTACTATAGAGGCGAACCCAGTATATCTGATGAAGTCTATGATAGATTAGAAGAACAGGTAGGCGCTACTGCTGTTGGCACAGATGAAGGCACAAGAATACCTCACATGTTTCCTATGTACTCCCTACAAAAAGTTTACGAAGGAGAGAAAGATCCTCACTCAGTACTAAAACAATGGGCAGAGGTAACACCTAAACTAGACGGTGCCGCTGTCAGCCTACAGTATATAAACGGAGAACTTTCTATGGCACTCACCCGAGGCGATGGAAAGAAAGGTTTGGATATTACAGATAAAGTACGACATCTAGTACCTACTAGAATTTTCTGGACAGAACCAAAACAAATAACAGGTGAGATAGTAACCACTAAAGATAGACCAAATGCTAGAAACTATGCGGCGGGTGCAC